AGTTCATTGGTGACCTACGTGCCCTTGATTCACTCTCTCAGGCACTCGTAGAAGGTTCTTCAGTAGCTGCTAAAGTGGTGTTCCTTGTATCACCCTCAAGCACTACTAAACCACAGACTCTAGCCCAAGCTGGCAACGGTGCCATCGTTCAGGGTAGACCTGAAGATGTGCAAGTGGTACAGGTCGGCAAGAATGGTGACTTTGCTACCGCAGCACAGATGGCACAAACATTGGAGCGTCGTATTGGTGATGGCTTCCTGCAACTTAATGTCAGGCAGTCAGAGCGTACGACAGCTGAAGAGGTTCGCCTTACTCAGCTAGAACTTGAGCAACAACTCGGTGGTATCTTCTCTCTGCTTACAGTAGAGTTCCTCGTTCCCTATCTTGATAGGATCCTGATGGTACTCCAACGTAACAAAGAGATCCCCAAGATTCCTAAGGACTTGGTACGACCACAGATTGTGGCTGGTGTTAATGCTCTTGGACGTGGCAGCGATAGAGAATCGTTGACTGCGTTCGTTACAACCATTGCACAGACAATGGGTCCAGAGGCTCTGGTCAAATACATTGACCCTTCTGAATACATCAAACGTCTTGCCGCAGCACAAGGCATTGAGACACTGAATCTTATTAAGACTGAGGATCAAATCCAAGGTGAGATGCAGCAAGCTCAATCCATGCAGCAAGAGCAAAGTCTCGTTGATCAAACGGGACAAATTATGTCCGCTCAAATGAAAGGTAATGGAGGAAATGAATCAGGAGCCCCCGAAGGAGGCGCCGAAGAAGCGCCGCCGGAGCTCCAAGCCTAAGGCTGAAGACATCTCTGGTCTCGGCATCGCCGGGAACCCAGAGAAATATAAGGAGGCACACGAAAATAAGTATGCCCCTAAAGAAAAGATCGGTAAACCCACCCTTGGCCGGTCACCTGCTTATGTTGAGAAGGTTGGCCTAGGTGGACTCAAAGTAATCCACAATGGAAGAGACCCTGGAACTTACTCCTGAAGAACAGGACTCCCTAGCTATCGGAGAACAGATGGCAGCCCAAGAGCAACAGATGCTGGCGGGTAAATTTGAAAACGCTGAACAACTGGAGAAAGCGTACCTTGAACTACAGACAAAGCTTGGCAATCGGGAACCCCAAGGTCAAGAAGAAAGTCAAGAACAACCCGACCGAATCCAAGAAGAAGAAGTCGAAGAAGCGCAAGAAGAAGACCCCGCCCAAGTATTGATTATGAATGCGGCAAAGGATGTCGTTGAGAATGGACAGATCTCTGAAGATACATTGAAGCAATTCGATGGTATGTCTAGCAGGGATGTGGTCCAAGCAATGATGAACATGCCCTTTCAACAACAAGCTGAGGCTGCACCGGATCTTTCTGATGCTCAAGTCAATCAAATTAAAAATGTAGTTGGTGGTGAGCAGCAGTATGGTACACTGATGGAGTGGGCATCTAGCTCTCTTCCTAAGAGTGCTACCGCAGCTTTCGATGAGCTGTGTAACAACGGTACACCTGAAGCTATTCAACTAGCTGTGCTTGGCTTGCAAGCTGAGTATCAAAAGGCTAATGGCTTTGAAGGTAACATGGTAACAGGTCGTGGAGCAGTAGAAAGACAAGATGTCTTCCGCTCTCAAGCTGAGGTGGTAGCTGCTATGGCTGACCCTCGCTATGATAAAGACCCTGCTTACCGTGAAGATGTCTTCAACAAACTCTCCCGCTCTGATGTATGACCACCACTACTGAACAAGGCAACCGCCAAAACATTTTTGCTAAAGAACCACGTATGTACATTGATGAGAACTCCATCCCTCATAATGAGAGGGCTGAACGCTTGAATGGTCGCCTGGCTATGCTTGGTGTCATTGCCGCTATTGGTGCTTACGCTGTAACCGGGCAGCTGATTCCCGGTATCTTCTAAACTCTACCCCAAAAAATAATGAAAAAATTTTTCGCCCTTTCCACCGCCGCTGTGTTTTCTGCAGCACCCGCACTTGCCGGTCCCTATGTCAACGTAGAATCTAATGTTGGCTGGCAAGATGGCAAGTACGGCTCTACTCTTACCGAAGCACACCTGGGTTATGACTTTAGCCTGGGAAAGGACAGCTCCTGGTACATCCAGGCAGGTCCTGGCACCCGGTCTACCGATGGGGAAGGCCTGGAGTACGTTGCCTCTGGCAAGGTCGGCATCTCGACTGCTTTGACGGAGAAACTCGGTGCCTATGGAGAGTTGAGCGCAATCTCAGCCGAGGACTTCGACTTGACCGACTTGGGTGTTGGCGCAAAGCTCGGCCTAAAGTATTCATTCTAACTTAAATGAAAAAGAAACCTGCTAATAGAACACGCCTTGACTCTAAGTGTTGGAAAGGTTATTCAAAGCGTGGTACCAAAGTCAAGGGTGGTACCCGTGTAAACAACTGTGTAAAAACTAAAAAGTAAAAACAAATGGCTGCATCTACTATTTCTATTAACAGTAGGCAGTCATCACTGTGGGACAAGTATCTCAACTGGGTGACTTCTACTGACAACCGTCTTTATATCGGACACTTCGGTGTCCTCATGATTCCAACGCTGCTAGCTGCAACAGCGTGTTTCGTTATCGCTTTCATTGCAGCACCACCTGTAGACATTGATGGAATCAGAGAACCAGTTGCCGGAGCTTTGCTCTACGGAAACAACATCATCAGTGGAGCCGTCGTTCCTTCTAGTAACGCAATCGGGCTGCACCTATACCCTATCTGGGAAGCCGCTTCGCTTGACGAGTGGCTCTACAACGGGGGACCCTATCAACTCGTGGTCTTCCATTTCCTTATCGGAGTCTTTGCATATGCAGGACGAGAATGGGAACTTTCATATCGACTCGGCATGAGGCCGTGGATCTTCCTTGCATATTCTGCACCAGTCGCTGCCGCAACAGCTGTATTCCTTGTCTACCCTTTCGGACAAGGCAGTTTCTCTGATGGAATGCCGTTGGGAATCTCGGGTACCTTCAACTACATGTTTGTATTCCAAGCTGAGCACAACATTCTTATGCATCCCTTCCATATGCTTGGGGTCGCTGGCGTTTTTGGCGGTAGTTTGTTTTCAGCTATGCATGGTTCCCTTGTTACTTCTTCTTTGGTCCGTGAAACGACTGAGAATGTAAGTCAGAACTATGGCTATAAGTTTGGACAGGAAGAAGAAACCTACAATATCGTCGCCGCACACGGCTACTTTGGGAGGCTTATCTTTCAGTATGCCTCATTCAATAACAGCCGTAGCCTCCACTTCTTCCTCGCCGCATGGCCTGTAGTTGGTATCTACTTTGCTGCTATGGGTGTGAGCACCATGGCATTCAACTTGAATGGCTTTAACTTTAACCAATCAATCATCACTCCTTCTGGTCAAGTAGTTAATACTTGGGCCGACATCCTGAACCGTGCTGGTCTGGGTATGGAAGTGATGCACGAGCGTAATGCTCATAACTTCCCACTTGATCTTGCAGCAGCTGAGTCACAGCCTGTTGCTCTAACCTCTCCTTCTATTGGATAATTAAATGTCTGCATACC